TCAGGCGCTGGCGGCCAAATCCATCTCGACCGGGTCAGGATCGCGCAGCACATAGCCGCGACCCCAGACCGTCTCGATATAGCTCTCCCCGCCGGTGGCTTGGCTCAGCTTCTTGCGAAGTTTGCAGATGAAGACATCGATGATCTTCAACTCAGGCTCATCCATGCCGCCATAGAGGTGGTTAAGAAAGACTTCACTATGACGCCGATTCAATCGCTTAGGTTCTGAAATTCAAAAGACATAGCGAAAACAAAGCCGGAATCTTATACCGCCTGTGGAACAGCCTAGAGGAATGCGCGAAGTCTGCCCCCGCCATGCACCTACGGGGAAACCGGATGCATCGCGGGGCTATGGTTGCCGATGGTTAGCGGGGAGATTGGAAACCGCGCTGGCCTCCTTTGTTAGATCGGCTCGTGGTCGTGATTGACCTTCTGGCCGCACTTCACGCAAAACCATTTCTGTTTCACCGGATCGACCTGCGCGACCCGATGCGAACATGACGCGCGGAGGTTCTTGACCCGCCAGCGTTCGGCACTTTCCGCCTTTGCAAGTTTCTCCGACATTGGCCGCGCTCCTGTTAAGACTTGCGGGCGCGCGACTTGCGCACGTTCGCCGCGTTCTGTTCTGCCTTCACCATATCCAGCAGGTCGGTAATGTCGTCACCGTCAGCATACAGCGCCGAGCCATTACCGCGAACCGTGTGGACGTAGACCAGCATACCGCATGACCAAAGGCGCTCGATAGTCTGGCGCGCATGAGCAGGCGAAAACCCGATACACAGAGGCGTGGCGAAAAACACTTGATCGCCAACGGGATGGATAGCGCCCATCGTGTCGAGGAACGCCGCCCGCTCTTTCAGAACCCCCGGCCAATTGGTCGTGCGCTTGCCGGTCACGTCATCCACGATCAGCGCCGATACGTCCTTCGGGCCAAGCATCGACTCCGTGACACCCCATGACCGCGCGCGCGCGATCTGTTCGCCCTTGGACGGCAGGCGCTCATTCACGGTGATGACGCCCCATTTGCCGTTGAAGTGACCCGTTTCCTTACTTGTCGCCATGCGCCCTGCTTTCTGTCCTCTTTCTTTCTGAGTACACAAAGCGATTGCCAGCGTCAACAAAATGTGCTTACTGTAAATGATATGAAAGGAGCCACAAATGGACACGTTTGGAGGGAAGCCCACTAAAGGCGAGGGCTGGTTTTTAGTCGCCTTTATCGCCGCGATCATCTTCGGGCTTGGGTTTGTTGGGGGGCTGATCTTTTGCAGCTTTTAGACGATCCAAACCGGCGCACGCTGATCTGGTGGTCAACAGGTGCCGCCAGCTACGCCGCCGCGAAGATCGCGCTTCGGAAGTACCCTGACGCGCTGATCGTGCGATGCGAAACAGAGAACGAGGACGAGGATAATTATCGCTTCGAGCGTGACGCGATGCGCCGCCTGAACCGCAATGTGACCCTATTGAAATCCGACGAATACGATAGCGTTCCCGATGTTTGGGACCGCCGGAAATTCATGGCAGGCCACCACGGCGCACCCTGCACCGCTGAAATGAAAATCGCGCCGCGCTTGGACTTCCAGCGCCCGAACGACAGGCACATCTTCGGCTACACCGCAGACGCGGACGATGTGAAGCGGTTCAAGCGACTGCAAGAAAACTTCTTCGAGTTGGATGTGGAAGCGCCGCTGATCGAGAAGGGAGTGACCAAGGCTGGAACGCTGGCGATGGTAGAGCGGGATGGCCTCGAATTGCCGCGCACCTATGGGATGGGTTTCCCCTGCGCGAACTGCCTAAAGACAGGATGCAGCAAGGCATCATCGCCAGATTACTGGTCGCTTTTCCGCTTCCATTTCCCTGACAGGTTCGCAGAAACAGCCGCCCGATGCCGCCGCCTTGGTGCGCGTCTGACCCGCATCAATGACGTGCGGATGTTCATAGACGAAATCCCGGCTGACTGGCCCATGACACAACCGATTGCCCCAGCATGTGATTTCCTTTGCGCGCTGGCGGAAGATGAATCCACTTAACCCCGGAGGCGCCGATGGGCCTGCAAGATGAACTAGAAAGGGTCGAAGCCGAAGCGGCTCGGCTGCGCCGCGAGATAGCGGCAGGGCCGTGCCGCGAGCATGGCCACGACTGGCAATTCTATGGCGGCACGAACGCCGGATGCGGGCCCGACTGCGGATGCTCGGCGCCGGTCAACGTCTGCGCCAAGTGCGGCGACTGCGACTATGGCGAAAACGATGGGGCCGAAGCGGTCCGAACCGACTGCGCTGCCGCGCAGTCCAAATCCAACTAACCCCACCCCCTAGCGCAGAAGGAGAGAGACATGATACCGAAGGTCAAAGACGTGCTGGCGCAATCATATGGCATCACCAGTCGGGAGAACCGCCGCCGCTTTCTACTGATGCAGATGGAAGCTGTTGCAGCCCTTCACCAGCCATTACTGGACGCATACACTTTGTTGATTGATGACGATGGAGCCACCCATGACTGAGACCGCCCGCGAACTATGGTGGCCGCACCATCCAAGCCGCGACCGAGCAACGGCGCTGGCTGCTCTGGATCGCGGCGATGTGGGAGAGGTCACGCTTGAATATGCCGACTTCGTGGCAATTGCCGATCTGCTGGATGATGCGGTGAAGGCGCTGGAGCATTGTCTCGGCACAATCACCTGCGGGATGGACGGGGTATGGGACCATACGGTGAGGCCTGCCGATCTTGCCCGCGCCGCCCTCGCCAAGCTAAGGAGCAAGACATGACCAATGCAAACGCATTACCGATACAAGAGCGGCTGCGGGCTGTTACCTCGTTCTACCGCTTTGAGACGGGCGATAGGGTCGCAGCCTCTGCCTGCCTGTCCGAAGAAGCCGCCGACCGCATAGACGCGCTAGAGAAGGCGCTGCAACGTGTCGAGTGGGAGGGAGATGAGCATTCGCAGCAGATTGCCCGCGCCGCGCTTGGGGAGGGGGAGTGATGGGGGCAGAAGTCCAAAAAACATCACGGCAAAAACGCCCCCGCCCCCCAAGGGGTAACAGTCATATCCCCCTGTAACGGGCAATAACAGCCTCAGAACCAGCGAGTGAACCGATCACACTGCCCATCATGCGGATGATGTATGAACGTCTCAACGGCTTGGCGGTTTTGATAGCCCTGCCGATTATGCCACCCGTCAGGCGCAGAGGGGCTGCGGACATACTCAATCTTAGCCGTGCCGCCCTCAACACGCGGCCCGCCTAGCGTTATCGCCGTCATGTTGCCCGTGTGGTCTTTCTCGGTCTGGAACACGTCAACGCCGCGCCGCTTGGCAATCTTATGATGCAGGTGGTGCAGATACCAGTAGAACAGGTCACAGCCTTGCACGATCAGGTCACGTGCCTCTGTCGCCATTAGGCCGTATAGCTTTTCTTCCTTAGCCCCATCGCCATGAGTAAAGCCAAGCCCGTTGCGCCCGAAGCCGTAGTATTTCCGGTGTCGGGTACTCATGTTGTACTCGGTCGCCCTCACCCGGTCATGCGATGCCATACCCGCTGCAATGGCTTGGGAGAGCGCCCAACCCTGCCGCCAATCGTGGTTAGACATGCAGTGTAGAAGATCCACGTCTGCCACCGCCGCGCACTCGCTGATGGCGTCAATGCTGGCCTGCTGTGCTGCTTTCCATGCCATGAAAAACGTGCCGTCATGATCCTGCGCCGTGCCGCTGGTGGTGGCCTTGCCGTCTTCCGTATGCAGGATATCGTTGCCCATCACAAAGAGGATGCGCCCCACGTTCTCGGCCCTCCCCAGCAATGCGCGGGTGCCTTCGATCACGCGGTGCCGTGCGACTTCGACGTTATATGTGCCGCCCGTCTCGCCCACCTCGCACAGCTTGCCAAAGTGAACGTCTGCTAGGTCAATGACCTGCAACCCCTCACCCGGCGCGTTGCGGTTGATACGCGGGGCGAATAGCTTGCGGTCTAGCGGCTGATAGTCGTCGAGCGCGTCTCGCACGAGGTCTGTAAACTCTATCGCATCGGCCCCCTTCGGCCCCATCGCGGCGCTGTAGGTCTTGTTCCCGTTGGCGTCTGTCTTGATCCAGAGGGTTCGCGGCACTTGCTTTGCGCCGATAGCGTCCATGCCCTCTTTGACAGCGGGGTCAATGTTCCCGCCATTCCGGAGGTATATGTCCCGCCTGCCTGATAGCGTTTTGCGGGGAATGCCAGTGGCGCGGGATGCAGCGGAGACGTTGCCATGCTGGGCGATCAGTTCGACCGCCTCCATGCAGAGGGCGTCGATATCTTCGCCAGCCACTTATGAAGCCTCACCCGTCTTGCGGCGCAGATTGGCAACGCCTTCGAGATAACCGTCGACCGATACGCGGACGCAGAACACGTTGTATTTCATGCGGGGGTTAGTCACCCGCTCATTGAGGAACTTGGTCATGCCTGCGCGGGTCTTTTCGCACTCAGCAAGGGTGGCGTAGGTTCTCGGCTCATAGCCGTCGATAACGTGCGGAGACAGGTCCGCTGGCGTTGTGAATAACGCCACCAGTACAAACCAGTGCATGGCAGTTTCCTTTTGAGGGGAGGCCGCTTATTCCAGCGGCAGGGGGTGGATCAGGGGGGCGGTTAGCTGCCCCGATCAAGCAAAATGCGGGTGTCTAGGTGGATCGCCTCGGTCCTGCGGTCCACGTCAGCCATGTGCACCTCAATCTCAGCCAGCCGTGCGGCAATCTGCCGGACCTCTGCCAAGACGTATTCCGTCCGGTCGGGCGGTGGCGCGGCATGACCTACCTCAACGGGGGATTTCTTCGCGCCTTTGCGAACCGCTAGGGCCGCGCTAACGATACCTGCGACAAGGCCCGCAATCCCTGCCCATGCTTCCGGCTCAATGCTGTTTATAAAATGAAGCATCAGCAGCAGACCTATACGCAGCGAGAACATCAAAGGCGGCTAGCGCTAGATAAGAGCCAGCGCCAGTTGTGAGGGCGGCAGATTGCCCACTGAGCGCAGGTACTGCAAAGAGGACGGCAAGGCCCGCGAACAGGCCCGCGCCGAGAACGGCACCGATGCAGCGCAGGATGGGGGAGCGCCGCCAGTTGCCGTTGATAAATAGCCCCGCCATTCGCATGATCGCTATGACGGTCAGAGGCACGGCCAAGGCCACCTCATCAATGCCAAGCTGCCGGAATGCGGCGAATGCAACGCTGGTGGCGAGGGTATCGCCGGGGAGGGCCAGTGTAATGGCAAAGACTAGGATGATGATGCTGTTTTGCCATTCCATCCCGCGCCCGTGCTGGAGAAACGTGTCGGACATGCGGGTCATTTCAGCCATCCCTTGCGGCATCCGGCCTCATGGCCCAGCACAACGTCTGTACCCGGCTCGCCTACCGCGTCTGGCGTCTCTGGGTGCTGCTCAAGCCCCGCCCGCAACCCCTGAATAGAGCGCGTGTATTTCTCGCCACAAAATGCGGCGTCACTCACACCCGCGCAGCCTGACAGTCCAATGAGCGTCAGCGCAATTATCAATCGCATCTGAAATATCCTTCTCGCGTTCAATTTGGGTTTCACGGTTGCTGTTGCGGGCATCCTTGCCGCCGAGCCAATACGCCGCGAAAACGATGGCGCAGAGGGCCACCACCACGACGACAACGCGGGTCACGTCTTACCCCCTCGCGCTTTGGCAATGCGGGATGCAATGAAGGTGCCTGCAAAGGTCAGCCCGCCGCCAATGATGGTGGCGAGATCGTCCAGGTTGACTGTCAGGGTGCCTGCGCCTTCGTCAAAGGAGGCCCAGCCCATGCCAGCGATAAACGCGGAAAGCGCGTAGAGGATCATTCGGATTGCGAGTGCCATGTTATGTCCTTTTGAAGATGGATTGAATCGCCGCGACGATTGCGGCCCAGAGAGAGGGCTTGCCGGGAATTTCGGTTGCCGGGGGTGCGGTAGGTGCAGCCGGGGTCAGAAACAATTCACGCTCAGCCTCACGGCGGCGAACAAGCCCGCGCAAAACCTTGCCGCCAGCCTTTTTCCAAAGCAGGATGGAATCCGCCGCCTTGGCCTTGTTCCCCGCGTTGAAGTGGCGCAGGGCAGAGGACCGCTTGAACGCCGTTGGGCCGATGTTGTATGCTAGGGAAACAAACGCGCCGAACTCGTTTTCATTGATTGGCGCGGTAATGGCAGGACGAATGTCAGCGGCGAATTTCTCAACGCCACGGCGCAAAAACTCAGTCGCCTGCGCCTCGCTGATCTTCATTCCCGGTTTGGGGTCAATGCCAACCCCGGCGCGGCCCGTTGTGCCGTAGCCAATCGTTAGGACGCCTACAGCGTCCCTATAAGCTTCCGCACGAAAGCCCTCGAACCTCTTGATGAGGTCGAGCGTTGCTCGGTTCACTGTCATGTCGTCACCTGTTATTTAGGAAAGCGCCGCTCATAGCTGCGGCGGCAGTGGTCCCGCTCGTCGCGGCGGAACACGCGGTCAAAGGTCAGTACCCACACCCACCACAAGCCCCGGTCACGACGCCACCACGCAAACGCGCATAGCGTCATGTCCCAGCCCGTCAGCCAGCGGCATATGCGGCGGCTAACGGCTTCGCACAGGGGGAGCATCTTCTACCCGTCTGCGAAGGCTAAAAAGGCAAGGCCAATCTTAGTGGCCGCCCCAGACCTATTTTCAACGTAAATCTTCTGGTTGTTGGAGAATATGGTAACTTTACCATCTGCGCCAGTCGTCCCAGTTGGTATGCCTGTAGCAACTGCAAGCCCAGTACCGCCCGCAATTAGCTGGGCGTTAGAACTGACAGCCCGTAGCCACACAAGGCCGGATTGATTGAAGTTATTGGTGGCCACCGCAATCGTGCAGCCGCGCGTGTTGTTGGTAAAGCCGGGGAAGTCCATGCCGAAGACCGCATCGTCTGCAAGCTCAATCGTCGCGCCGTAGGGATGCAGGCCCAAAACCGTTTGGTCCAAGATCGCGCCTTTCGAGGTGTACTGGTTCACCTCTTGCGTGGTCGTCCCGTAGGTTGCGCCGTGAGCGTGGATAAAGCCGCCATAGGTGAACACGCTGAGATCATTGTCGGCGTTGCCTGTCACAGTCGCATCATTGAGGATGATATAGCCACCCTCTCGCGCATCGCAGCCCCGGTCAGCGCCGCCCGTTACAATGGCGTCACTCGCCCCACACCAAGAGCGTCGGCAAGAGATGCCGACCGCGCCGGAATTGCGCACGGTCACAGCCTGCGCCCAGACTTGCGAACCCCGCGAAACGTGCAGCGCGCCGTCTAGGGTTGGCGAACCAAGGCTGGCCCAAGCGTTGTCGAAGTCGGCTCCGGCCACGTCAGCGGTTGCCGCAGAAGTGATCTTGCCGCCGTTGTATTGCGCCCCTGCCCACTTGGTTGAGCGCGCCGAAACGCATCCGCCACTTCGAACAAGCAAGCCCACGCGGCCCGCGTTGATAACCCCGGCGTCTGCTTCGATGAAGCCCGCCGAGCCGCCAAGCCCGAGAAGGTAGCCGGAGCCATGCGCGCCCGCCATGTCCACCAAGCAAGCAAGGGCGGGCGGGGCGCAGTCGGCAAAGACAAATAGATCGTCCGTCGATCCTTCTGCAAAGCCCGCGCCTGTGGTTTCGGACCCATCCACACCTACAAAACCAGCATCAAGGTATACTGTCGCATCATCTGAGGTAATCTTGTAGTTTGAGTAATCCCCCCCTACTAAAAGCAAGCCTTTGGTTAGCGCGTGGCCAGCCTCGATTCTAACCTCAATAGGGCTAGGATATGGACCAAACTTGTTGAAAACCCCTTGCAAGTTTTGGAAGTGTGAAGGGATTAAAACCGGGCCTACAATGCCAAGCATAGAAGGTGTTGCCCGAATTTCTTCGGATAGGTTCCACTTAACCCCCCCTGAACCGCTATAGTCCAAGTCAGGGTCAGTGGCACCATCATCCGCCCGCTCGTATACCGCGCCTAATTCAACAACGCGAAGCAATCCGCCAACTCCAACCTGTGGCGCTGTAACGCTCGCAACCTCCGCAAACGTATCCACCTTCGGCCCATCGTATAGCGCGGCCTCTGTGGCGCTGGCTTCGGCTGCGTCAACATACGCCTGCGCATCTTCACCGAACCCTAGAAGAGCCTCGCGTAGATCACGCTTAGAGATAGGCTTGCGAGCAGTAGAGCGGTCACCAGTAGGCAACGCGCCCACGCCACCCTGACCATCCCCGGTATAACCCTCGTGGTCGCGCAGGATGCGGTTCGTCTTTTCTTCAAATGTCTCAGGCATGTGTTACTCCAGCGCAATAGGCCCGCCAAAGCGGGGTATTGTGATTTCAGCTTGTTGGGTTGTTAGGTTGTGGTGATGTTGGCAGGCCCCGCTGGGGTGCCTTCGACGCCGGACACGTTGGCCGCGGCAACCCAGTAGTTGTATTCAGTTGCCGCCGTGATCGTGTCGTCGGAGAACTCGGAAATTTGCCCCGATACGCCGCCAGTTGTGCCGACTAAGGCCGCGTCACCGAATACAGCCGTTTCGCTGCGGTAGATGCGGATTTCGTAAAACTCGCCAGTCGGGTTGCGCCAGTTTAGGTTGACGCGCCCGGTACCGTTGGCGGCGAACAACTCAGAAGGTGCGCCCGGCGGTGTAGCGTCGATCTGAACAGTAATGCTGCCGAGGTTTTCCCATGCGTCAGGCTCATAGAACACGCCATCGAAGCGGGCTTGGGCGTTATAGTCTCGCCCATCCTCAACCGCGCCTGACTGCGCCGTGTATCCGGTAGCCTGCATGTCGATCCACGGGCCGTAAATCGTGCCGCCGCCCGCCTCTGTCACTGTGCGGTACTGCGCTTCGATCACAATATCGCTGCGGCCTGAGATTGGCACGGTGTCCACCTCAAGAACTGCGATGCGATTGCCAGCCGATGCTTGAACAACGCGCTGAGAGAATACTGCGGAAATATCGGGCGCTTCGCTGTTGCCCGATGCGGGTAGTGGCGTAGGCGGGTCGCCTGCTTCCTCTGGCGTCCATTCCCCCGATGCCCGATCCACCTTTGCCAGATCAATGCGGCACTGCAATTCAATCGGGTCGAATTCGTGGTCTAACACCTCGTATTCGCCTTGGATCACACGGCCCGAACCATCCTCCGGCTGATAGTCCAGCAGGATCGTGTGGCGCTGCGCATGTTCGCGGGGGAAACGTGCCTTCAACCCGACAAGGTTGGTAATGATTGAGACCTTGGCGCGGTTGTCGTCGTGGAATTGCTCTTTCGCCAAGCGCCGCGCCTGCGCCCGGTTCGGACACATCGTGAGCTCGTACTCCTTGACGATCTCGCCCTCGACCGCCAGCCGGGTATCGTCCCGCCACTGGTCAACTTCCGTGACCGTGTATTTCTGCGAAGCGTCCATGTGCAGCACCCGCAGGACGTTGTAGCCCTCGCGCTCGCTGATTGCCTCGCTGGTTTGGATTTCCCGAATATCCTTTGCCGTGATCGTGCAGGCAGGGGTGCCGAAGCTGCCGCCGATCAGGCCAATGCGCCCGTCTTGCATTTCATAGGCGCGGATACCACTGCTCGCGTGCATCCGGTCCAGCACATCAGACGGCGGCTCATCCAGCGTCCAGTAGCCCCAGAGGCGCAGACGGGGAGCGGTGCCACCCTCAAGCTGTGGCACGGCTTCATCCGCCACGTTAGCCATTGCCGACACGCTATCCCAATTGATATCCGCCGGGTCGATCTTGAACCCGTCTTCGTGGGTCAGGAAATGCGCAATGACCAAAGCCGCGTTATCGCTGTAGGTCGTGCTATCCGTGCGCGGGTCATAGACCGCCTGCCCGTGGATCACCCATTGCAGCGTCGTGTTGTAGGATTTGGGGAACACCTTGGAAAAGTCATTGCCCTGCGGCGCTTTCATCTGCGCAAGGAACGTGGCCTGATTGGTCAGCTTCCGGTCGGCATCCCATGTTGGGAACTCGGCCAGTAGGTCCGCATAATCCCCGCCAAGCGTCGAGCCATCGCGGGTCTGTACGTTGACATATTCCGACAGCTTGCCCGCTTCCACGTCGCCGCTTGCGTCCAGCGTGACCGCCTCGCTGTCCACCCAGCATTCCTCAAAGCTGGTGATTTCGCCGTGCGATACCATGACAAGCTGATAAAGCACCCCGTCTTTCACCTCGAAGAACGCGCGAATGCCGCCCGCAAGGTTTTCGCCAACATAGATACGGCGCGGGGCCGATGCTTGGCTGATAACCGCCTGTATCTCGCTTTGCGGGATACTCACGCTTGGGGCCAGCGCACGGGAAACCGCACTCAGTGCCAGAGAAACAGCCGCGTTTGCCACGGCCACGCCGATAGACGTAGCGGTCGCGATAGAGAACCCAGCCGCCGCTGCCAGATAGCCGCCCGCGTAGGCAATCGCGCCGATGATCGTTGAAAAGATTGCCATTAGATCGCCTTAACCATCTGCACTTCGGCCACCGTGTAACCGCGCCGTTCAAGGATGCGCTGTGCTGCACCCCCGTTTGCGCTCATCTTCACAAGGGTTGCGCCCTGCTCTGCCGCCCATGCCTCGAAGGCCCGCAAGAGCCGCAAGCCGCTGCGGTCAGAGGCGAACCAACCCAACTCGTAAGCGCAAAGATCGGGGCTGATAACGGTCTGCATGATCTGCCCCGCGATGAACCCGCCACCGGAGACGAAAACCGCGCCCTGTGGCCCGTTGATAAGCCCCGCTAGGGTCTGGCCCGCCCGCAGCCGACACACAGCCTGTGGGCCGCGCACAGACGCCGCTAGGGTTGTTGTCATGTCGATAAGGCGGGGAAGGTCCGCCTCGGTTGCCCGCCGGATCAACTGCCCGGCACCCATGTCAAAGATTTGTCCCGCAGCCCCGCAATAAACGCCATGCCCGTGTCGCCGGGATACCGCGCCCGCTGGTCTGCATCGGTCCAGCGCCCATAAGGGGGCTTGCCCTGCCGAGATAGCCGCCCGTAGGCTTCCAGTTCAATCACCCGGCCATCTGCGGAGGACGTACTGCGCATGTCCCGCATCTTGCCTTGGAACATGCTGATTGGGTCACCAATTAGCCGCCCTTGGTGTTCCCCGTCCCGCTCTACCGTCGAAAATAGCTGGTAGAACAACTGGCAGCGGCGATTGTTCACCTCTGCCGCCTGATTATCACACCGCGCCACCATTTCCGGCGATGCTGCGGGGATTTCAAACCGCACCATGCCCGCGCTCATGCCGTATGTGAGGCTCATGGCCCCGATCTTGATAACGTCGCCCGTTCCTTGATACTCAACCCCGCCCGCTGTCAGCGGCCCATAGCCCAGCCACCAGTTTTGCGGGTTTGTCGCGAAGTCCATCTGGCAGAGAATCGTGCAGGCCACATCACCGCGCCGCAGGTCTTCGTCGGGAATGTCGTGAATGCTCATTAGAACGCCTCGACAAATGACAGGTTGGACGTTTTCAGCACCTCGACAGACGCGCCAATCGGATCGCCGCTTTCCAGCCGACATTTCAGGCGCAGTTGATCCACAACCACCACCTCGCCCGCGTTATGGTTGCCGCGAATATTCGGCATGACAGACACGCGAACCGCCGTTTCGCTTTCATCAATCGCGCTTACGTTCACCACTTGGTGCAGCCGATCCCCAAGCGTGATGTAATGCCCCGGCCAAAGCTGAGACAACGCGGGCTTGTCTACGTCGATGTAGCTATCCCGGTGCGATGCAGCCGTGCGTAGGGTGAAGCCGTCGAAAGGCTCATTGGCCCAGCCCACATGGTCAAACGTCCAATCCGGCGAAGGGCAGTTGCCCGCAAGCATCCGGCCATTGGCGTCATTCGGGCGGAACTGCGTAGCAACAGGCACAACGCAGGTAGCCCCCGCCGCCTGCATCTGCGTCACGAAAGACGACAAGGCAAGCTGGTCGTGCATTTCGTAGGCAAAGGCTGCAATGTCCAGCCGCCAGTAGCCGTTGAGCGAAGGCTTGGCGAAACTCTCCCCGTCGATATTGGTAAACGGCGAAAACCGCAGCCCCGACAACTGCGGAACGCTGGCCCGTATCCGCACCGGGTATGGGAAAGAAACCTGCATCAACGGCCCCCGCTTAGATATTTGTTGTCCGCTTGGGCGCGGTTATTCGCGGCTAATTTGGTTTCGGTCACTTTGGCCGAGACGTTGCCGCTGATCCGCTCAACTGCGGATTGCCAGTTGCCATCCTGATCGACGTACACGCGCACATCGACTTGCCCGCCGCCATTCCCCGAAAGGCGATTATTCGGGATCACCCGCGAACCTCTGGGCAGGTTCACCAGTTCCGGCCCGCGCTCACCGACCATCGCCAGCCCACCGGGGGCGTAGTTCGTGCCATTGGCAAAGCCGGGAATGCCGATAGAACTCATCAGCGTTCCAAACAGGCCGCTACCGCCACCACTGCCACCGCCAAAGATCGCCTGAAAGGCTTGATCCATGAACATGTTAGAAAGCTGGTTTGCGATGTTGCCGAGGAAGTCGCTGAAAGAAGATGCCCCCTTTGCCGCGCTCGAAAACATCCCCGAAAGACGGTTGCCCAAGGTGTTCGCCTCAGAGGTGGACTCTCGCAGGGTATCCGGCATTGTGTTGAGCGCAGGCTGCGCCGCGCTGGCTGCCGCTGTGACTTGGTTAGCCGCTGCCGCTGCCGAAGCTGCCGCAGATTGCGCACCGTCTGCGATGCCAACGCCCAAGCCGTCCATAAGGTCACGGCCAAGGCGCATCCAAACCCGCGAAGGGGATTGCGTTTCGGATTCATCCCGCGCCGCGTCCTCAACCGAGTTGATATAGTCGCGGGTCCGCTGCTCAAGGTCTGGGGCAGACTGATCCAACCCAACACCAATGCCCGCCCCCAAGTCGCGCCCGATAGCGCGACCCGCCGCCGCTGTCTCTGCATTCACGTCCTTGAATGAGAATATCGACTTAACCTTAGCCTTTAGTTCATTCCATTTTTCAATGATGCCATCAACAAAGCCCTGAACGGCATCAATGCCCCACTGTTTTAGCTTCCCCGGAAGGCCAGAAACCGTGTCGATAATATCGCTTACCGCCTGCTTGAAGCCGGGAACAATTGCCTCCGCAATGCTTAGGAGGCTGTCAAACGAGTTCGTTATGATCGCCTTCCAGCCCTCGAAAACTTGCTTCATCCCGTCAATGGCTGTGGTCAGGTCTCCATCGAAAAGGGCAACAATGGTCTTCACCGCACCTTTTGTGATTTTAAGGACGCCTTCAAAGTTCTTTTTGACGCCTTTCCACCAAATATCGAAAGCCTCGGTCAGACGATCTACAGCGACTTGCAGAAGGGGATATTTCTCCACCAGCGTATCCCAATTAGCCGCAACCGCCGCTGCGACCCCGACCACGGCACCAAACGCCAAGACGACAAGGCCGATAGGCGAGGCAAGCGCAGCCATGCCCGCAGCGACAAAACCAAGAGCGATTGCCAACGGCCCGATAACCGCAGCCAGCGCCGCTCCGATACCGATGAACTTGCGAACCTCCGGCGAAAGGCTGGAAAACCAATGGCCCACGTCCGCAATACGCTCCGCAATCGTCTTGAGCGTAGGTGCAAGCGCAACTGCTATCTGGTTGGCAAGGCCGCGTGTCACCAGCCCGATTGCGCTGATTGCGTCGTTAGCTTCTTCGATCTTGTCCGCGTCCACCTCAGAAACAGCGATGCCGAAGCGGTCAATTTCATCCGATGCCGTGGCAATGGTGTCCGCGTCCAAACGCCCCGCCATGATGCCCGCCCGGTCGCCAAACAGGGCCATGGAAACCGCCGCTTGTTCAGCTTCCGGCACCATGTCTCTAATCGCCCGGTTAATCACCGCGATCTTCTGGTCAAGGTCCATGTCGGCAAGGTCAGCCGCCTTTAGGCCGATCTTTTCCAAAGCCCCCGCCGCTGGCCCCTTACCTGTGGCCGCTATCTGAGAAAGCCGCTTGGTAAGTTGACGCCCAACCTGTTCCAGTTCCCCGGTAGAGATGCCCGCCCGATCTGCCGCCCGCTCTAGCACTTGCATAGAGCGTGTGGACGTGTTGAGCGATTGCGCCATTTTCGACTGCGCGTCGATGGTAGACAGAGACGACTTAACCGCAACCGCAGCCACACCCGCTAGAGGAAGGGTCATGCGCTTAGTCATGGTTTTGCCGATAGAGCGCATTTTTTGGCTGGTGCGGTGAAGCGACCTTTGCAGGCCGTTCATAGATGCCTGCGCCCGCTTGGCCCCCTTGTCGAAAGCCGCACTGTCAAGGCTAAGAAGTGCGCGGAGTGCGCCAATTTCAACGGCCATTCTTTGTCCTCGAACTGTTGTGCATTGCCTTCATCCACGCGCGAACATAGATCGCGTCAGCCTCATCATTTGCGGGCTGCGCTTGCACGGTTGGGCAATCCGGCATCTTGTTGGGGTTGTGGAAGGCGAACTTGGAATAATGCGCCTGCTGCCATGCAAGCCGCGCGTCTCGTAGCGTTGCCGCCTCTGAAATTATGTCCAGTTCGCGCAGGGTGTAGCTGTGGAAGCTGGCAGGGTCTTGCCCCACCAGCGCCCAATTTCGGAAAAGGGCGGGCCAGTCTATTTTGACCGAGCCGCCCCCTTCGCGTTTTTTCCCTTCTTAGCCTCTGGGAATGCAGCCTCTGCCAGTTCCCCCAAAAGGCCCCCCGCCTCTGTTACGCCGATTTCGTCAACGATCTCGCTTGCGCGGGAAACGTCAACGCCTTTACCGTCCTCAGCGCACTCGGAGACAAGGGCCACAATGTCGGAAATGCGGAAGCCGGATTCCAGCCCCTGCAAAACCTCTATCAGCCCTTTGTTGAACCGATCCTCAATCGCCATCATGGCGCGGGTTGTCATGCGGAAGGTTTCGCTTCGCCCGCCGATCTGTCGCGTTACACCGCTAATCATGCAGCGGTGCCTTTGGTGAACGTGACCGCGCCGGATGTGCGGATATTCAGGTTCATTGCGATAATGTCGCCAACGTCATTTGTCTCAAGCGCCGGGGAAATGTACCCGGTGAACTCGAATGTGTCGCCGGTCGCTTGGCCTGTTTCGACAGGCAGGGTGGTGCGAAAATTGACCAACGTGCCTGCGGTCTGATAGCCCACGGCGGTTTCATAGCCATCCGAGGTATAGCCAGCCGGGATCGTGACTTCGCCCGCGTCTTTCAGACCGGGGATGAACTCTCGGAAGCCGCCAACGCTATCAAGGTTGGTCGCATCCTGATATTCGATCTCAGTCTCTGGAACCACAAGCCCTTTGACTTCGGGAATGTTGGTGTAAGTGGTGCCGCCGTCGCCCGACCATTCGGTCGTGGCCCCGTAGACAATACGCTGCTTAGTCGCCATAGCGATCAATCCTTATATAGCGTTTCAAGATTGCCGGAAGCCCCGGCGGTTAGTCCCGGTAAGTGACCGAGAAAGTCAGAGACACGCGGCACAACAGCTTGAAGTCGTCAGCGTGAGTGTCTCGGATTGCGTCAAGGAACGCGCCCTCAATCGGCCCGCCCTTGTATCCTTCAAGCACGGCGCGGATATCATTGCTTGCGCCGATGGCCTCGCCATAGGTTGCCCCGTAGCAGTCGATCTGAACCCGGCCCTGCATCAGCCCAAGCCCGGTGTTGTGCATGTCGCGCCTACCGCTCACGCGGAACAGGGCCGCACGGGGCGTCTCCGCGCCGCTGCCAATCGTTCCCCACGATACGGGGAAGCCAACCGCGCCGGATAGCAGGGTGTAGAGGTATTGTTCCATTACTTCGCCGCCCTTTTAGCCCGCCGCGCCACGGTCTTTTCGATTTCATCCCAGAGCCGAGCGCCTAAGCCTTCGAGCATCTTGTGCTTGTTGGCATCCCATGCGGGTTGCAGCATCGGCGTTGGATTGATTGAGCCGACATATTTGCCGGATTTCTGATAACGGGGTCCGGTGCCAAACTCCAAAAGATGCGCTTGAGGCTCAAAGCTGCCCACGAACATGTTTGTGACGCTAGGGCCGCGCTCTGCGTAGCTATCGGCCCTTTGGCTGCTCTTGATAGCGGACGTAATGCGGAAAGCATCGCCAGACCCCGGCCAGAACGCCTCCGCCATGTCCAGCACAGGTTTTAGTTCCTTTTTCATCGCCCGCCGTGCTACGCCTTTCGACGTGCCACGGGGTAACTGTGCCAGAGCCTTTTCAATTTGCCTAAAGCCACTTACCTTGAGGTTTACCGTCATTGAAAGGTCGCCCCCATGAACACCCTAGTAAAAATATCCAAAAGGATCATCCTCGCATCGGTGTTGATATTTGCCCTTGTTATTTTCCTTGCCGTGGCAGACGAACCCGAAGATGAGGTCGTCGCTCAGGCTGAGACAAGCGAACCCGAAGAAGAAACGGGCGATAATATTCTAAGCAAGGCTCGTTATGCTTGCATGTCGGTAATCGAAGAAAACCTAAATGACCCAGATTCCGCAGAGTGGGGAATTTGGAGTGACAACCCTTACCAGACATGGCCTGCAAGCATGGAGGGCGACGTTGTAACTGTAGAGCCGACATTTCGGGCCAAGAATGGTTTTGGCGCTCTTTCGCTCAATTCCTTCATTTGCAAGATCGACACGTCAGGGGAGTGGAGCCTGCTAGAACTCAGAGAACTCTAGCCGCCTACTGCGAAACCCCAGATTCCACCAGAATATCTAACATCGCATCATCAATCCCGACATTGGCAATGCCGCGAATGTTCCACGTCTCGCCACGCGCTACCGCCTGATCCGCCTCCGTCAGCCCACTGGTCTGCGAACTCTTGCGCACCCGGATCGTCGCCGTGCGGTTGTTCTCCACCGCCCCAGCCGCAACACGCTCTTTCCCGGTCGTCTCGCGCACGTTGCCCCAGACCGTGAACAGCGGCTCAAACTCGCCCGTTACGTTGCCATAGCCATCGTCAACCTGCGTCTGACGGTTGAACGTGACGCGATGGCGTAGCCTCCCCGCGCCTTTCATGCGATCCACACCCGATAGGGGGCCAGCAGCGCTTCATAGGCTGGCGAAGGCTTCACGTTTTCCACCATCGTTTCGCGGTATTCGTACAGCGTCCCGACATGCAGCAAGATCGCCGCCTTGATAGGGCTTGGCACCGATGAATAGCCCGCCTCGAAGGTCACAGTCACCGGACCTGACGCGCTCGGCCACGACGCGCCATCGTTCACACGCAGAAAGTAGCCCCGGCCATCCTGCAATAGCTGGTAGTCCTCAAACGTCTCAGCGTCATACGCAACGCTTGTGACCGCTTGAACCGGGCCAAAAGGCAGCACCATGTCACCGCAGAAGCCGCTATATTTCTGCGCCCAAGTCTGCGGCATGATAGCCCGCCCAAGGGTGCCATCATACCCGTCAAGATGCTCTGTCGCAGCGTCAACCATAGCTTGGATCAGCGTATCTTCATCGTCGTGGTCAACGCGCAAGTGATCCTTAGCCTCAGCCAGAGATACAGGCGCAGTTGCCGGGGGCGTGACTAGGACGGGGGCAAGCATTATTTCGCCTTATTTTTGGGGGCGCTCACTGCCTTATTCTTCGGCTTTGGCTCGGCTTTTTGCTCAACCAATACGCCGTTTTGAACAAGGTGCCGCACGTCATTTTCAGAAGCCTCGCGCGTGTCGCCCTCAGCATACCATTTGTCGCCCTGGTGGGCGCGTTTGACTGTGTATTTCATTCCAACCTCCTATCGGCTTAGGAAAGGGGGCAAGCTGCCCTGCCCCCTCAAGAAACCGATCAGGCAACAAAACCAAGATCACCGAAAATCAGTGCTTCGGGCCTGTAGATAGCCAAGGCCAGACGTTCTTCGGCAAGGATCGTCACCATGTTGTTAGTGAAGTCCTTGTCGACGTAACCAACCTCGACACGCGCATCCCAGCGGTCAAAGACCTGCGCACCCAAGCGGAATGCGCCTGTCAGGAACTTGTCCTGTGCAATCGCCTGAGTTGCCACAACGGGCAGACCCCAAAGTGTGGGCGCAATGGTGCCTTGCGGGTTGCCGATGATATAACGGCCATCTGCATCCTTGGTGGTTTCAATGCGGGTCCAGTCAATCGGGTTCATGACGTGACCAGTTGCCGGAAACTCTGCAAGGGTCGCTTGCAGCATCGCAAGGCGCATTGTGTCGATCGCTGTGGCAGACGCCGGGGCCAGACCGCCCGGTGCCGCGTAAGCGGTTGCGTTGGCGATCAAACCAGACAGGTTTTGCCCAGTGCCGTCACCGTTCAGAAGCTGGTTTTCTTCCGCATAAGCAAGGCCGAACATCAGACGCTGATCAATCATCGAACGGAGGAACGAAACATCGTCCAACGCTTGACGGCTGGCCTTCATCCAGTGAGCGATAACCTTTGCCCCGGTCGACTTCATCTCAAGCTGGAGATCGGATTCCGGCTTGGTCGCGCCCTCAGCAACAGGTGCGGCGGAGTTGGTGAACCCCTTTTCCTGCACATATTCGAGAGTATTACCATCCATGCGACCCTGCGAAAGAAGGTCACGAACCGTCATGCGCCGCTGCGGAAGTTCCACCACGCCGGGGAGGCGTGTAGGCGCAGCACCGTCACCAACAGAACCCGCAGCATCAGTGGTCGCGGTCGTCAGAGACGCCTTGAATCGCACATCTGCCTTACCAGAGGTGGGGGAACTTTCCAGCCACTTCTTGAAGTCTTCGTCGTCTGTGACCTTTTCACCGAAGGTTTTTTGTTCCTCGCCACCTTCACCGCCAGCGCGGGCCAGCTTTTGCTCAAGGCCGGACATTTGCTCGGTCAACTCGTTCATCTTGACCAGCGCCTCGTCGGTCGCCTGCTTTTGGCCTGCGGTCAATTCCTCGCCCGCCTTAGCCTTGCCAAGTGCTTCCTCGGCAATTGCCTTCACCTTGTCGACGGCTTCCGCTTGGGATGCCTTAATCTCTGCGGCCAGTTCAGCCACAGTTTTCTGTTCGTCAGCCATGATCGGCTCCTATTTTCTGAGAAGGGGTTTAAGCGCGGAGAGCTTTAAGCAATTCCAGCGCGTCATTTGCCGCTTTGACAGGTTCCCCCTGCCCTTTCAGGTGGAGACGCGCGGCGCGTTCCGCCTGTGAATTTGAGAAGCCCAATCCCTTGAGCCATGTCTCAAACTCGCGCTCTGTAAGCTGGTCCCCAGCCTTGAGCCGTTCCGTAAAATCATGCGCCATTTTGGCGGCTTTTACGCTGCTGATCGTCGCGTTCTCATTCGCGCCAATCGAGACAACGGAAACTTCCATCAGGTCCAGCTTCTCCAGCGTCCAAACGCCGCTATCGGTGTCAACGCTGTACTCTTTGATGCGGTAGCCAATCGACAGGCCGTCAATGTCGCCTTCTTTCAGCAGCGCATAGGCTTCCTTGCCGCGCTGGACGCCCATATTCAGCTTGCCGCGCATCAGCAGGCCCTTGTCGTCTTCTTCGGCATCCAGCCACTTGCCGATGGGCTGGCCTGCGTCGTGCTGCCAGAACATCTTCGGCATGGTGCCGCGTGACTTGTGCGCCGCGAGCGTCTCGGTGTAAGCGCCCGCCGCAATCACGTCACCGTAGCTGTCGGGTTCGCCGCCGAAGGTGCTGCCATATCCTTCAAATTCGCCGCTGTCTTTCAGCGCCTTGATTTCCAAGACCGGAGCGGCCTGTTTATGCATCAGGGTCATTGCCTGCCTCCGTGATAGGTACGTTTTGCATCTGCATTCGTGGAATTTCACCACCCTCAACGGGCGGCAGGTTCTCAAGCGCCCGCGCTTCGTTAATCGTCATCCACCCGTTTTGCAGGGCCGAGGCATAGAACGCCGACCGGGCCGCGCTGTCGCCGCGCAGAAGCCCTTCAAGCGAAAACTCAATGCGGATGCCGTTGGCGCGATCAGCAGGGGTTAAAAGCTGCTTTTCGAGCGCCTGCTCTATGCGTTTTAGGCGGCGGCGAAGGGTGAATTTCTGGAAGCCCAGAGTTTGCTGTTCAAGCCCGGTTCCCCAGCTTGTGCTGTTTTCGGTATGCCCGACCATATGCGGGGGAACGCCAAAGAAACGGCAAATTTCCTCAACCGAAAACCGCCGGGATTCCAGCATCTGCGCATCTTCCGGGGCAAGCGTAAGTTGCTGCCACTTAGTGCCGCCCTCCAAGATCAGCGGCTTGCCTGCGTTCACGGCCCCAACATACTCAGATGCCAGCTTCGTTCGTGCGATTTCGCGGTTTTCAGCGCTCAGAAACGCCTCAAACGTCAGCGCCCCGCTTGGCCGCATCCCGTTTTTGAACGTAGCAGAAGCCGACTTGTCCACCGCCCGCGCCAGACCGAAGGCATTGCGGCCAAATTCGAGCGTTGACATGCCGCCGAGGGGCGAACCGCCAAAGCCGCGAATGTGCAGCACGTCCTTATCGGTCAGGCGCTTGTAGCTCCCCTCTTGCGTCCAAGAATACTCAATATCGCCGTTTTGAAGGCGCTTCACCGTCACCAGAGCAGGGTTAACCGGGATCAAGCCAGTGATCCGGCCACCGCTGCGCAGAATTTCAGCGTATGCGTTGCCCCAAAGCTCTATCGCCGCCGCCATGAAGTCCCAAAAATCGGTCGCGGTCTGATCGTAATTCGGGCTGTCGTGCAAAATCCGGTACAACGGATGGTCCCGCGCAACCTCGCGCCTGTCTCCATCCTGCCTGTAAACCATCAACGGCAGCGATGACGTGGTGCCGGATAGCAAATTCACGCAAGCCCAGACCGCAGACAGGCCGAGAACTGTGCTATCGGTGATCGCCTCGCCCGCGTCAGACATGCGTCCTTGATCTATCCAGCCCACAGGCTCACGAACGGTCAGCGTCCGCACTACAGCGGCCTTGAAGCGGTCAATCAGTTTCATTCCGCCTCCATCAGCGCCGCAAAGTAATCATCCATGCCTGCGCCCTTTTCTTCATCAAGTAACCAACGCCCAAGAGCCATCATGGCGGCAACAGGCCCGTCGATCTTGTTTGCCGCGCGTTCTTTTGCGGGGCTGTGAACGTCACCCGCCCGAGAGCGGTTCACCACGTTTGAAAGCATCCACGCGAAAGCAGGTTCGCCATCGTGAAACAGCTTCCCGTCTGCAATCAGCGCGTCCATTTTGCGCATCGGCTCATTCATCAGGGTTGGGCGGTTGGCGAAGTCGATACACGCAACGCCCTGCTCCATCAGCTGCACTGCCATCTGCCGAGAATGCAGCGGGTCAAACGCGACCTCGCGCACATCGAACTTGCCGCACCATTCCAGAATATCCGCCTCAATCTCGCGGTCGTCTGTGACCGCCCCGTCCGTTTGGATCAGAACGCCCTTGTCCCGCCAAAGCCGAAAATGCTCGTTCTCTGGCAGTTCAACCGTTTCCTCTGGCGCGTAGTAGCGCCCGAACCGGGCAAAGCCGCCCTCATGCCGGAACAATATCTCTACCGCCGTCAAATCTCGCTTTTCCGCCAGATCGACGCCGATTATCGCCTCTTGCCCTGCAAAACTGTCCAGTGTCAGGTCCGGGCTTCCCGCCTGCTGGTAACGCAGCACGTTGAAATAGGCATCCCGCGCCTGCACCCAGACGTTTAGGTGTTTCGTCTTGAACTGCCCCGCCTTTCGCGGGCTACCCATCGCCTCTTTTTGGCGGGCAAGTAGGAAGTCTTCACCCACCGAAACGCCAAAATTCGGGTTGGCCTTGCGCAGAACTGCCGGGTCGGTCCAATCGTCGTCTTCATCGACCCCATAGATTAGCGCGAATGTCTCATCATCTTGCCGCGACCCCTCAAGCATGGCCTGCGCCTCGCCCTGCATGGCGTAGCATGGCCCCGCGATGTTATCCCCCGCCGTTGTAATCGCCAGCATGAGCGGCTGTTCACGCGCCCCCATGCCCGTTTCCATCGTGGAATACATCGCATCGGTGTCGTGTTCGTGGTATTCGTCCACGATTGCGCAGCTTGGCGACGAACCGTCACCCGGCTTGCCGATCAGCGGTTCAAAGCGGCTCTCATTGCTGAGAATGTGCAAATTAGAAGCGTTGACGCTCAACCCATAGTGGCTACACATGTCGGGCCGCTTGAGCGCCATCAGACGCGCGGGCCGGAAAACCTCCCAAGCCTGTTTTTCGCTCGTAGCGCCGGAATAAACCTCTGCGCCGTGTTCCCCATCAGCCACCAGCATGTAAAGCCCGATAGCCGCAGCCAGAGCCGACTTGCCGTTTTTGCGCGGCACCAGCAGCAGCACCTTGCGAAAGCGGCGCGTGTTATCCTTTCGCCGCAGCCAGCCAAAAGCGCAGACCACGAAAAAAACCTGCCAAGGCTCCAGCTTGAGCGTTTGCTTCTTCGCCGCCCATTTGCCCTTAGTGTGAGGCATCAGTTCAATGAAGGTGCAGACCTTGTTTGCCGCCTTCGCGTCGAAGCGATAGGCAAAGCCCGCATCGTCCTGCCAAGCCAGATCGTCCAAGTGACGCTGACAGGCTAGCTTGATATATTTCCCCGCTGGGATTTCGCCGCTGATAACATCGCGGGCGTATTGCTCCGCGACGGCTATGTAATCCGTCACCCCAGAGCCTTGAACGGGTTCTCATCGGCTGGCTTGCCCGCGCTAACCTTCGACCGAGCCGCAGGGGTCAGCCCAAATTCTGCTAAGAGGGACTGCGCATGACGCATCGCCTCGTTTCGCATCCCGACTTCGGGCCGCGCTCGGATCATCCGCACGTTGCCTTCCTCGTCTTTCTGCTCATACACGCGCCCGCCATCCTCAATAACGGCGGTCATAAGTTCGACCTCCTCAAGACGGCTTGCCAGCATTGCCAGCGCCGCTTGATCGTCAGGCGATGCGATGCCCATGCCAAGAAGGGTTGCCGACAACTGCGCGAACAATTCAGAAGCGCGATCCGACAGCCACTCAGGCGCATTCGCAACGCCGGGGTTTGCCGCTGGAGCCTCTGGGTTCATCCGGTCGGCCCGCGCCGTGCCTTTGACCAGCTTTAGCTTGTCAGGGATTGGTTTGCGGCCCATGTGAAGCCCCTTCACTTTTTGTCTTCATACTGGCAGCGTGAGAAATTGAGGGGAGCACGCGGTTCCCGTGACACCACCCCAAAGAATGGCCCTCCCCCTGCCCCATATCAGCCCCGCTGGTGGCCTCTGGGGGTCTTCCGCTGCCTCACCCACGCCAGAAGCCTTTCCCCACTCAGGCGGGCCTCTACGCGAGCCTTCTCGCCGTTGTGGTGCCGCCTGCACAGCGCGGTGAATGTGTTGTCCCAGAATGCATCCGGGTCGCCTCGGTGCGGTAGGTCGTGGTCGCATACCGTGGCTGGCTCTGTCCGTCCGTCTGCTAGGCAGTATTCGCAGAGGGGATGAGCCATCAGGAAGCCTGCCCTGAAACGCTCCCAACGCTTGTCATAGCCCCGCTTGTGCGCTGCGTCTCTGTTCTCTGGTGTCCGGTGCTTGGCTGTGTGGCCTCTGCCTATCGCCATGCGCCCGTGCTTACCCGGTGCGGGTGGCACTACCTGCTGCCCTCATGTCTCCATGCCATTGTGTCGCCTCGCTGGGGGTTTGCGTATCGCCGCCGCGTTGCGCCTATGTGCGCTGAGAATGTTAGTGGGGTTGTCCCTGCCGTCCCGTTAATCCTGCACCCGTACACCGCATCAAGTGCGGCCACCTAGGCTTGGCGGGCGTGTCGCTCCCTACCCCGTGCGACACCCTATCCGATGACCCGCGCATGTCCGAGGCCGTAGCCAAGTGCAGAGGCGCGTGTCGTATGTTGGGGTATCCGGCTCATGGCTTGGGATAGCGGCCTTGCGTTCGCCCCGTTGCTGCCTTTGCCCAAGCGGTTCATAGCAGCGAATGTGTTGGCGGCGGCACCGGATTCGAACCGGACCCGATAAACTAGGTTGGACCCTAGCTATCCTGCCCATGCAGCGTTCCGCCGATATGGTGAGACGCGCCCGGCTAATGACACACCGGCTGCCCTGCTGGGGATAGTGCCAGACGCGCTCTGCTCAGTTCATCGACTCGCAATGACCTGAGCGGAAAGCGCCTAACTTGGTTGCGGAGGATGGATTTGAACCACCGACCTCTAGGTTATGAGCCTAGCGAGCTACCCGACTGCTCCACTCCGGCACCAAGCTGGAATCAAAAGCGCCCAGCATCCTTTTCATACACTGGGCGCAAATCGCTTGCGATTATATTACGCTATTCCGCCCCGCTGGTCAACAACCTCAGACACCTGTTGCAGCGCCTCGACAAAGCGGATTCCGCGCGGGGTAATCCCCTCCGGCGTCATGGGTTCAATGCGCCCTTTCACCACGTCCCAGATAGCCGTCTGCTCAAGTGCTGAGAGGTGCATGAGATACCCGTGCCAGCGCGTCCATGCGTTTACCGCATCCCGGTGCCGCTCATCCTCGCTGCGAAGATCCACTTGATCGTCCGCGCGGGTGCCGAACCGCTCCGGCTCTGTCTCAATCTTGGCCACCTTCGGGTGCATACTCACGCCAAGCACCATCCGGTGGTAGCGGTCATTGGCCTGTGTAAGCCCCGTGTAGACACGCCAAAGCCTCGCCGCGCTGTCAGGGTCGCAAAATGCCCGAATAGCCCTCCCTGCCGCCTCTCCGTAAGCCTGACGGGCCATTTCCTCGCGTGAGGTGGCGGGATCAAGCCCCATCATGCGGGCGCGGGCGTCCAATACGGTATGCCGTGCCTCTGGGTCAGCCTCAATCTGTACCATCCTTGCCCGTCCCTGTAGCTTGCGGGGATTGCCGACCTTCGCCAACTTGGGGAGGTCCAGCTTTGCCCGCTTCTTGTTCCGTAGTCGCTCAGCCTTGCTGGTCATTGAATAGCCTTTCTGCCTGCTGGATCGGACACGAAAGCGCCCGGTAGTAGTCCACCATGTTCTGCAACGGGGCATTGCGGCCCCGCTCCTTTGCCAACTTGCGTTTCGCGTCCATGAACTTGCGCCGATAAAAGCAGATGGTGGTTTCCTGCGTATCGACTTGCCGCCGTAGCTTGGCGTTGTCTCGCTCTAGCTGGTGGATGCGTTGGGAGGGGGTCATGCCGATGCTTCCGCCTTTGCCGCCGCTATCCGGTCCTTGCAGCTAACGTGGGCAAGCTGGTACTCGTAATGACCGAAGTATTTGCCGCGCGTGACGATGCCTTCTGCCAACATCCGGCGCAGGGTGGTGTCCAGCGAGGCCATGGGGTTCTTGCTGAGAAAGCCAGACCGCTTGACGATCTTAGCGAGGCTCAGGCGATCCCCGTCCGATAGGGCATCCATGATGGCTTCGCGGGCGGTACTGGGCCTTCCCTGAGACAAGCGCCAGACGCTAATCCTCAACTGGCCCTTGCAGATGAACCCAAGCGCAAGGATGCCTTGCTTGTGCAGGGCGCTTAATGCCCCGCGGGCGCACTCTATTCCCGACCGACCGGAGAGGCCCACAGCCGTTGCAACGTCAGACGCAGTACGCTCACGGCCATCTGCCATCAGCTTTGCGACCCTCTGCTGTAGGGTGTTTGGCTTGGTCCCGTTGGAGTGCGGGCGGCGGGCATCCTCGCGCATCTTCGCGGCAAGCCAATCCTCCAGCCCTTCCCGCGATGGCTCATTGCGCATGGTGAACACCGGGGCGAATTTGGTGGCCTTGCGGTGGAGTTGTTCGGTGTGGTGGCGGATAGCGAATGTCATTGCGATGTTCTCCGTGTGTAGCCCATGCTGTCGGGGGTGAAGTGGCAGGTGACTTTGCCCTTGGTGAAGCGGTAGAGCCGCGTCTTGCGGACCTTCCAGACGTTCAATTCGACCCAGCGATCAATCTCGCCCGTTTCCTCGTCTGCCCGCTCTCTCTGGTGAACCGTGACGCCAAGGCTCGGCTTGTTGTAGAACGCCGCGCTATCCGCGATGTCATAGCCCGTTGGCACTCTGTCGCCTTTGTCGGTCGGCATTTTGCGCGGGTGCGCCACCACTGCGATGTGAATGTCTAGCCGCTCGGCAACCTGCCGAATGAACTTGGTGGCAAAGTTGACATACTGCGTCATGCTTTCGCCGGGTTCGGGCAGGTGCTCCAACTCGTTCCAAGGGTCCACGATAATCAGCTTGCACCCGTCGCGGACCGCAAGCGTGTGGATCATATCATCTAGCCATTTCAGGTGCTGCTGGCCCTCGGCGTCCAAGGTGACATGCACAAAGCGGAACCGCTCATCCACGCTCTTATTCAGGCTGGCGCGGGTCTTGTCGTCCAGCGCCGCATACTCCCTGCCCGTCCGGATTAGTGAAAGCTGGTCGCGGATATCATGCGGGTGCGTCTCAAACGCCATGACGCCAACGCGGATATTTTCTTCCACGCTCACACGCTCTGCCGCCCATGTCAGGAACGTGGACTTACCGGAGCCGGGGACACCCGTCCAAACCGACATCGCCCCCAACTCCAGCGCGACCACCCGATCAAACGGGGCTTCGCTCACGCGCAGGACACGCCGATCAGCAAGGGGCGGCAGGTCGGAAAGCCCGGTAATCATCCCGCCCGGTGGATCAATTCGCTTCGCGCCGTTTAGGCAGGTCGCCAAGGCACCTTCGCCAAACTTGACCAATACGTCATTGGCGTCCTTGCAGCCCTCCGGCCACTCAGCAAACCGCACATCATGCCCGCGCAGCAGCTTGGAAACCTCGCGCGGCAGGGACTTGCCAGCGTCGTCGTTATCGCCCGCCACGATCACATAGGGCGACTTGCGCAACAGGTCTTCGGCCTGCACCAGCACATCGCGCTTGCCGCCGTCCTCGGTCCAACCGTCCGGCAGAGACACCGCCCGCTCAAAGCCCGCCTGCATCACGCTGAGACAATCAATCTCGCCCTCGGTGATAACAATCGGCAGATCGTGCAAGACGTTCAGGTCGTCCGAGTTGTAAAATCCCCGGCTTACGCCCTCGGTGCTACGAAAATGCTTTTCTGCCGTGCGAAACTTGGCCGCGTATGCCTTGCCCTCGCGCTGATAGGGAAAGGCGACCGCCCGACCCAAGCCGGGATGTTCCACCGCCTTGACGCCCATTGCTTCCAAAAGCTGCCCGTCCAGTTTTCGGACGCTCTTGAGCCATTCCATCACGTCCTTGGTCATAGTACCCCCCGGCCTGCCACGAACAGTGCCAGCAATGCCAAACCACGCCATCCGGCTTGAACGTCACTGAAAGGCACCTGTCGGTTTTGTTCCGCCTCAAGTGGCTGCACTCCGGGCAGGTCGTGCGCTGCGTTCCGCTTTGCTGCCGGACGGTAATCCCCGCCTTGTGTAAAATCTCCGATGCTGTCGCCATTTGAAAACCTCATGAGAACACCTCGACCCAGCCCATGCCGGGTTCAAATTCCATTCGCTGCCCTGACGTGCTGACCCGCTGGTCGCCGCTCTGGGGGATGGATGATTTCTTCTTGGAGAACCGCAGGCACCCGGTGATGAAGCTAACCGGGTCAATCGCCTGTTCGCGCTGCGCCCTGCCGATAGCTTCGATCAGCGCCGCGTCACCCGCTTCTTTCCGCCACTTGCCCAAAAGCCTGCCAGCGGATGCCTGCGATTGGCCCGCCCCGCAGAGAATTTTCCTGCCCTCAGTGAAAATCTGAGAAGCCAAATCCGGGGCCGATTTATCGGCCTCCCCTACGGGAATATTGTTACCTTGTTCTTCTTTGTGCCCGTGCTGTGCCCTAGCTGTGCCCGTGCTGTGCCCCGGCGATTGATATTTGTCGTAATTACAAAGCGTTACCTGTGTCCTAGCTGTGCCCCTTTTGGACCCAACTTGGACCACCTCTATCTTCACCGTTTTGTGCGCTTCCAGCTTCGCAAGGAACGTGCGGACCGACTTAACGGACCACTTCCACTTGTCTGCCATAAACCTCAGAGAGAAGCACAAAGCGCCACGGGGAACCGTGTGAGGCTGGCCGCAAATGTCGATTACCTGAGGCTTGTAGGCGGCAGATTCCACCATCCAAGACCACGCCTCAAACTTCGACCACTTCCCCTCTGGGGCAAACATTTCATGCTCAAGCGTGCCGCGCTTGACTGAATACCAACCGCTCATGGCAACTCCACTGCAATCTGAAAGGCTGCGTCCGAGACGCTTTTCCAATTGTCGTCAGGGTCCATTGTCTGGGCCACCGCCAGCATAATCAGGCGATAAACGTGGTCGGCCTTCTCGGCATCTTGGACGCGGAAGGTGTCCACCATATCGCCCGCGATAGCCTCTGCATCCTCAGGGAATGACATGGCTGTGCAGAGGGCAGTAAGGCACTTGTTGAAGTGGCTCAGGTCATAGGCGATACGTGCCAAGCCACAGATCAGTGAGGGCTTGATGTACTTACAGGCGCGGACGATCTTGTAGAGGGCTTCGCCTTCGGTATTGTCGTCGTCGCAGTAAATGCGTGCCAGATCAAAATGAATGTTGAATTCTGGGGCGGAATCGCCCATATCATGCTCAAACGGCATATGCGTTACCTCCTTCTCAGGTACGTTATGTCTAGGGGTCGTTGGCGTTGGCGCGCCTTCGGCCCTGCTTCGTTTTTTACCATATTTTACTGGTGTTTCAAAGGGTTTATTCACTTCTGCCCCCTAATCATCTGCGCGAATTGGCTGGCTTCCTCGGTCGTGCGGAGTTCGGTCCAATCTCCCTTCCACGTCTCTAGGAATGCTTTCTGCGGCTCTGAGAGCGGCCCCTTGGGGGTCTTGAATTCCACAAGGTAGCTATTGCCGCCATAGCCCACTAAGGCATCTGCCGGACGGTCCATGAGGCATACACTCAGGCCATAGGCGCGGAGTTCAGCCACAAGTTCCGGCTCGTTGCTGTCGCGCTTGTTTTTGTACTTGCCGCGAAACCCCATTAGCTGCGCCTCGCGATTTCGCGGTCGATGTAGAACCGGGCCTTTTCCAAGTCCTCAATCGCATCGCCCTTGAGGTCTGCCCGCCAGATGTACTTGACGGCATTCCCAAGGCAGAAACCCATGTGTTCGGTGATCTGGATGCACTCAACGCCGCTTGGATGCGCGGTGTAATGCGGCGGATGATTAACCATGTCTGCGCTCATGCCTGCGCCTCCATCGAATAGCTTGCGACCCGCGCCCCGGTGTCGGTTTCGACCATCGTGCGGTTGATCTTGTGGCCCGCTTGGCGAAGGTCATAGATGCGCCCTGAAAGCCGGAAACAGCCGCACAGGCTAAGTGCGTCCATCGGCGTGATGTGACGGCCTGCCTTGAGGGCGGAGAGGATTTGGTCGGTCTGGGTCATGCGGACGCCTCCAGAATGGAACGGCCAATCATTTCGGGGATTTGTGGGACTACGGCGTTTCCGTATCCGTTAAGTTCGCCCATGAAGTCGGGAAACCCATCGCCAAAGCGTAGAGAGTAGCCACCTTCTGGCGGGGCCAGCCCATCAATACGGGACGGAAGCAAAGATGCTCCTGACGCCCATCCTTCATGGCCTTTTGGATCGAGGTCGCAGAGAACCTTGCCTGCATTTCTGACTTTAGGGGGGTAGGCCACAAGCCAGACCCTTTCCCGGCGATGGGGAGCGCCCAAGGCTGACGCCGGTATGTTTTCCCATTCCGCATCATACCCGCACTCGGCCAAGTCTCCGAGAACTCGGCCAAACCATCCGCCTCGTTTTTCGCTAGGGCCACTAAGCAGGTTTGCGACGTTCTCCACGATGACGTAGCGCGGTTGTAACTCGCCAATAAGTCGCACAATCTCGGACCAGAGGCCGGAACGGGTGCCTTCACCGATGCCAGCTTGCCTTCCGGCTGTGCTAATGTCTTGGCATGGGAAGCCGCCCGTGATGACATCAACGGCAATTCCGTCTCGCTCCAGAATGTCGCCTGTGAGTTTTGTAACGTCATGATAGCAAGGCACCTCCGGCCAGTGTTTCGCTAAGACTTTGCGGGGGAATTCTTCGATTTCGCAGAACGCCACGGTCTCAAAGCCGCCCGTGCGCTCTAGGCCGAGACTAAATCCGCCTATGCCGCTAAACAGGTCGAGGACGCGAAGCTTGCTCATACGTCACCCCCAAAAGGCCCGGCGACGGGAAACGCCGCCGGGCTAGTTGGCCGACCGTCATGGCAACGGCTGGCTACAGGAGGAACTGACGCAGTAACGTACCGCTGCGCCTCGGATGCTGGGTAGGTCATGCGCGGGCCTCGCGGGCAGCGTCTTGATCAGCCATCCACTGACGGGCGCGGGCCGCCGTGTTCATGGTCATGTCTTTGCCATCGCAGATCGCGTACCAAGACCGCCCGTTCTTGCACGACTTTTGCAGTACGGTTGCAGGCTTGAGGCAATGCCGCTCACAGAAGTCCAAAACCTCCTGCGCGAATTCAGCTATTTCAGCGCAAAGGAATGTGTCCGGCACGGTACCTGCATCAGCATGCATCACGTTGAACTTGGGGGCTTCATCCCGGATCGCTCTGCGCTCTGCGGAAACCGCCGAGGTCCGCGAGTCGTGCCACTCCACGCGGGACGACAAAACCTGACCGTGCCAATGAGACGTAGCTTCATGGTTCCTGTCCCGCTCAGACAAGCAAGCGGTGATGCCGACATAGAGCAATTGACCGTCTGCATCGTAATGGCGGTATAGGGCTGTGCGTGTGGTCATTGCGCTACACCCTCTTGTGGTTTGGGGGCCGCGTTCACATTTTGTGAAGCATGAGGGAGTTTATGACCGAACAATTCAGGGGGGCATTCGACGCCCTCACGATCCGCAAGCATCTCGCAAACGGTAAACCATGAGGCAGGGAATTTTCCGCGCACAACCGCGTTACTCACAGCAGTCAGTCCTACGTCGAGGGCGTCCGCCATTTTCTTGCGGCCAATTGCGTCTGCAAACTGGGGGGCATTGATCATGACCACCTTATATCCACAAATGGTGGACGCAATCAACCCCACAATTGGTGAATTGCCAAATTCCCCTTTCGGCCTCAGTTACCACTCTATGGTTAATGATTTGCCGGAATATGCTGAGATAGGGGAACGCCTACGGGCGATCCGCGTAGGATTCTCTGAAATGTCTCAAAAGGCATGGGCGCAGAAAAATGGTTTCAGCGTCACCCAGTATAACAACTGGGAGAAAGGCACCCGGCGCATACCAATAGATGCAGCCGAGCGCTTAAGTGATACCTACGGGCTAACGCTCGATGCAATATATCGAGGCAGGCTCGACGGGTTGTCGGAGAAGGCGCGGAACGTTTTCTGATCCGCCCTGCCTATGTGCTTAACAACATCATCCAGCGTTAAGCCTGTCAGATCGGCAATCTCAATCATTCTATCCAAACGCTGATCAACTATACTTGCCATACGGCACCCCCCCTTTGGAACATTTTAGGAACATAGCCACTGCCCGCAATTTGCGGAAGTGCTTTTTGCTGTCTTTTCTCTAATCGGCTGGCAGCAAACCCCGATTTCCCGACTTTTCCGGCGGAAAAATCCACAATAAAAACAACTGCTAGGCGATAATTTTCCACTAAATGTGAATTCTCGCTTGCACTGTCCACCATTTGTGGATACCTTCTTTCTCACAGGCCACAACGGCCAGCCACAAGGCAAGGAGAGAACGCAATGCAACACTTCACCTTCGACACCAACGACCCCGCCACCTTCTACGCCATCACGGAAGCAGGCTTGCGGGCCTTTGACCGCTACCACCGCAATCTCGAAGCGCGTACCGTCACGCTTTCTACAGCAGACTGGCACCGCGTAGACGACGACACCCCGCAAGGTGGTGCGCAGGAGGCGGCGCGATGATCCACCTTCCCCAAGAAAAGCCGCATGACCCCAAGTGTTCGTGCGTGACAGGCCATTATGAATGCTGGCACTGCCGCAAGCCGAAGCTGGAAGCGATTGAGCGCAGACTGACCCCGGCGCAACGTGAATATGACCGCCTCGCACTGGCGGGTTGGCCCAAGGACGAAGACGACTACCGGGAGGCCGACTGTTGTTCGTGCCATATAAACGCGCCTTGCAGCTACTGTGAAAACCACTGCGCTGAATGCTCTGAGCATGTTGACGACTGCGGTTGCTTTGACGACGAGCAGACGCCCCCTAGTGCGGCGCAGGCGGTGCGGACATGAAGCAGACAGGCGGATATTTCGACAGCGGGTGTAGCTTAGAGGTTGCAGAGCCTGATCCGAACGGTTGGCAGCCCATCGCTACCGCGCCCAAAGATGGCACCGGGTTCCTGTACTTCCAGAAGCTGCCGTTTGGGCAGAAATGGATTGGCAGCGCAATCTATCATGAGGGCAAATGCCTGCACGTTCAGTGGAGCGGCGAAGAAGCCGAGTGGACGACGATCAACCCCACGCATTGGAAGCCGCTGCCCGGCGATCCGGTGGCAGCATGACCCCACGCTGGACCGCCCAAGGCGACGGGCTGTTCACGGCACCGGGCGGCTACTCCGCAGACCAGCCGCACCCGCTAGAGGACCGCTACACGCTGATACTGCCTAACGGTGCCAAGCATACCGGGACCGCGCAGGAATGCCGCGAATGGGCGGAGAAATACGCACAGGAGGCAATGCAATGAGTAAGGAAATCGCTGATCTTCTACGCAAGGCAAAGGCCCGCATCGGCACGCCTGAGAAATGGGGCAAGGGCGAATTTTTCACAGATCACCCCGGCTCAGACTTGCGGGACTTCGATGAATTTCCAAGCGACTGTCCCGCCTGCGCCTATGGCGCGAGCGCATGGGCTACAGGATCAAAGGAAACAACAGCAGTCGACTTGGCCCTAGAAGCCGCGCTGCCGGAGGGGTTTGGCTACGTGAACTTTTTCAACGACCACCCCGCAGTGACTCACGACGACATTATGGCGCTGTTTGATCGCGCTATCGCAGCCGAGGAGGCCACGTCATGACCCTTCACAGCACATTCCCCCACCACATCCCCCGCGCCTGCGACCCGGTACTGACCGCCGCGCAGCTTGCCGGGAATGGCAACCGCAAGAGCGTATCAGCCCGCCTGCTGGAAGCCCTCTCACTGCATGAGGGCGACAGCGACTTGGGCCAGCTTGCCGACGCTATTCTCAGCGCAGGCGATTTCTACGCCCGCCGGGATCGCGAGGAATACGAAGACGCAGCCCACGCTTGCGAGAACGTCACCGGATACGCAGAACGGCTGGCCGACGAATGGCGGCTGGAAGCGGAGAGCATGGCAGAGGTGATGCAATGAGCATGATTGACGCAATTCGCAAGGACCGTGAAGCCGGAACGCGGGGGCCGTGGAAAGTCGTTGACTGCGACAGCTTGGGCGAACGCTGCACCCATTACTATCAGGAGGTCTGGAACCAAGAAACCGATATTCTGGTGACAACCGAAGTGACCCGCGCTCACAACGATGGGGGCAGAGCAAATGTCCGCAGATGCGCCCGCGTCCCTGACATGGAGGCCGCGCTGCTTGCTGCGGAGGAACTAGCAGACGCCGTGGACGAATGGGGCGCGAAGGGCCGCACAGAAGCGACAGCCGCCGCGCTTAACACCGCTCTAGGCAACTACCGCGCCGCGACAGGGGGTGCAGCATGACCCACCACCCCCTACGCGATGCCGTGATCCACACGTTTGAACGCCGCGACAGCAACGAAGGCGGGCCGCGCTGGCTGGCACGGTTCCACCCTGACCGCCTCTGCATCGTTTTCTTCACTGGCGACACAGAAGCCGAGGCCATTGAGAAGGCCGAAGCCCTGCGCACCGAAGCGATTGAGAAGCACGAGGCCGCAATCATTGCCCGCGCCGAAGCCCGCGCCAAGGCGAAAGCAAAGAAGGACGCAGCATGATCACGCAATCCCACCCCGCCCCCGAAGTGCAGCGCCAGCAGAGCGAGCCGCGCAAGATGCTGCCCGTGCCGATGTTCGTTGCCGGTCTGGCGCTATCCGTAGCGGGCCTGATCGGCGGGCATATCGCGGCAAAGGGCATCGCGAATGTGGCGCACTTCAACGCGACCGAAACGCCCTTCACTCTGAGAGGATTTTGAAATGGCTGACGCGAAACTCAAACCGGGGCAAGACCCAGAGCGCCACCCAGACTGCCCGCGCTGCAAGGGGCAAGGGTTCTACCTCGCTTATGCTGGCCGGGGTTACTACCCAGATGGCAGCTTTGGCCACAATCAATGGAAAGACTGCTGGTGTGACCCTTGGCAAAAGCCGGAGACGTTGCCCGCCGCAGTGAACCCCGGTGGCTACTGATGAAACACGACCGCAGCCTCACGAGCGACCGCGTTCTCAGCCTTGCCAGATACTTCCGCAAGCAACGCGCAACCTACGTCGAGAGATACCGCGCCGCCAAGTACCTCTACCAGCGCCACGAAGCGCGGCAATGGGTGCTGCACTACGGGCGGCTAATCCGCAAACTGGAGGCAACACAATGACCGATATGAGCAACCCGCCGAAGGTAGAACGCCCGACAGGTCTAGCCCTGCTGCGCGAACCCTTCCCCGCGAACCAAATTTCCAAGCTGCCGAAGCCGACAAAGGCGCAGACTGACAAGGTTAAGCAGGACTTCAAGCAAGGTATCCGCTGCCACCTCTGCGGCGCTTGGCATCATAAGGACGTGGTTCACCTTGACTATGTAGGTCACGCCGCGCTGACAGACCGCTTGCTAGACTGTGACCCCGAATGGAACTGGGAGCCTATCGCGACCGATGAACGTGGCTTGCCCTTGGTCGACCAAAACGGCGGCATGTGGATCAAGCTAACGGTCTGCGGCGTGACCCGCATCGGATATGGTGACGCAGACGGCAAGACAGGCGGCAACGCTGTAAAGGAGCGCATTGGTGACGCCCTACGCAACGCCGCAATGCGTTTCGGTGCTGCACTGGACCTATGGCATAAAGGCGACCTGCACGGGCTGGAAGATGATGAGCCAGCCGCCGCGCCTGCGCTTGAGCGAACAGTCACACCCGATGAGTTTGTGAAGCTGCGCGACAAAATGGAAGCCGCAGGCGTTGAGGAAGCCAAGCTGTTGAACGCTTACGGCGCATCATCCTTGCAGCAATTCCCCGCATCTAAATTCGCCGCCGCGATGAAGAAGCTAGACGCGACCATTGCAGCCAAGAAGCCGCAAGAAAACGCCGACCTAGACGGCGACGAAATCCCGCAACACGAGGACGCATAAATGAATGTGCAAACCCAAATTGACCCGGTGAAGGAGTGCTACCGCAACCAGCGGTTCGTGTACTTCGACATAGAGACGATCCCCTGCCAAGATGAGGACTACCGCGCCGAACTCGCCCGCAAGGTGACGCCCCCCGGCAACATCAAGAAGGCCGAGAGCAAAGAGGCTTGGCTTGCTGAGAACCGCGACAGCGCAGCGGATGAGGCCATGTCAAAGACCAGCTTTGACGGCGGGCGCGGCCATGTCTGCACAATCGCATGGGCTAAGAATGACAGCGGCATCGAAGTGCGCCACGCAAAGACGCTGGCAGATGAGCGTAATGTCATTGCCGACTTCTTTACTGACCTCGACCCCTACCACTCGGAAACGCTGGTGGGCCACAACATCACAGGCTTTGACCTGTCATTTCTGAAAAAGCGGGCAATCTGTCTTGGCATCAAAATGCCCAGCCCCACCAGTTTCCCCCGCGATCCGAAGCCGTGGGACAAGTCTGTTCTCGACACGATGAGCGCATGGGCTGGCGGGACCAACCGTATCAGCATGGACGCCCTGTGCAGCATTTTGGGCATCCCCGGCAAGGCAGGGTTTGACGGCTCAATGGTGGCTGAGGCTTGGGCCAAAGGCGACCACGACACAATCGCGGAATACTGCAAGGACGACATTTATCGCACCCGCGAAATCCACAAACGTTTCATCATGGCAGGATACTAAGAATGGCTTTGAACCGAGTAGAGATTATCGGAAATCTGGGGAGAGACCCAGAAATTCGCAGCACGAACAGCGGCGACAAATGCGCCAACCTGCGCGTTGCCGTTAGCGAGAAATGGAAAGACCGAAATTCGGGCGAACGCAAGGAACGCACTGAATGGGTTCCCGTCACGATCTGGGGGCCGCTGGCGGGAATTGCCGAGCAATACCTCAAGAAAGGCAGCAAGGTATATCTGGCCGGAAAATTCACGACGAGAAAGTGGACCGACCAACAGGGACAGGACCGATACAGCACCGAAGTCGTTTTGCAGGGGCCGCAGTCTCAGATGGAGATGCTGGACGGGCCGAGCGGCGGCGGTCAATCGCAGGGCTATGACAGCGGCAGCACGGGCAACTATGACGCGCCGAGCGGCTACGGCGCGGGCGGTAACCCGAATAGCGGGCGCGACCTCGGGGATGAAATTCCGTTCAATTTCAACTACTTGTAAAGGGCACACGGCATGGAAAAACTTGGTTTCGCAGGTATTGCACTTTGGCTCATGGTTATCATCGGCCTCGGCATCGGATGGGTTATGAACATCGTCAAGCTAATCAGCTTTGCGGGCGGTGCATTCGCCGGGAATGAGATCGAAATCATCCTGCGCGCGGTCGGCATCTTCGCGGCCCCCTTAGGCGGCGTGGCTGGCTGGCTCTAAGCATGATGCGCGCCGCCCTCACAGCACAGGACGCGGGCCGCTTGGCGGAATGGGTGGAAGGTCTACCCGTTCCGTTCACCCTGACCATGCGCGAAGGCAAGGTGCGGTCACTGAGCCAGAACGCCCTATTGCACAAGTGGTTTGGCGAGATTGCGCGGCAGACCCACAGCACCGCCGATCAGGTCAAGCGGGAGTGCAAATTTTATCAGGGTTGCCCGATCCTAATGGCGGATGATCCGCAGTTCGTCGCGTTTCTCAGTCACCTAAAGAACCTGACCGTAGAGCAGAAGATAGCCGCGATGGATTATATCTCAGTCACTTCGGTGATGAATACCAAGCAACTCAGCGCGATGTGTGACGCGGTAGAGGCCAAGTATCTGCCGCAGGGCATCCGCCTTAGCCAGCCGGAGGATAAGCAATGATTACACTATTCTGCCTATGTGCAGCACTTTGGGCGCAGAAGAATGACAAGGAAGCGTCAGGCTGGGGGATAGGTGCTTTCCTAGCATGGATGCCCGATCTCCTGTTCCTCATTGCTATCTTCGGTGCGCCATGAACAAGCCCCTCCGCCGCACCCCCATGCGCCGCAAGTCGGCAGGCACCACGAAAGCCCGCACCGCCGCGCGTGGCGAGGACTGCCAACTGCGCCTGTCCTGCTGCAACCACGACCCCGAAACAACCGTGCTGGCACATATCCGCATGTTTGGCTGGGCAGGTACCGCACAGAAGCCGCCAGACTATCTCGGCATCTTCGCCTGCTCCGCGTGCCACGATGCGCTTGATAGGCGCTCAGGCGGCGCAGAATGGGGCTCTGACGATGTATTGCGGGCAATGGGTAACACCCTGATCCGCCAGTTTGAGAAAGGGACGTTTAAGTGAAAGAGATAGGCTACATCACGACAGGCATTGTGCTGGGGATTTTCGTCGGCTGGTTCGCCGCTGCAATAGATCACCAAGACGCATGGCGGGAAGGCCGAGAGGACGTTCTAAACTCGACCGTTACCGTTGGCGGGGAAGATACCCCCTGCGCCGCTTCAATCCCTCTCAGCGTACTAGCCGAAATGGTAAACGCTGGCGTGATGGATTGGCACCGAGTTTGCAAAGGGGGCGACCAATGAACGGACACGCCGAAACCCTGCAACGCAACCTATCCGCGCTCCAACGCACGACCGTCAAACAAAAGGCCGAGATAAACCGCTTATGGCGCAAGGTGGAGAGCCTGACCGCAGACAAGGCCGCGCTATTGGCTGATTTGAAGAAAGCACGAGGTGAAGCATGACCGATATTTCAAGCGAGGCGGTGGACCGTCTGGTGCAGGCTGTTGCAGTTGATGCCGTTGCAGTGTGCGCCACCACTATCATTACCCTCCGCGCCCAAGCCGAGCGGATCAAGGAGTTGGAGGCAGAGAACGCCATCCTACACACCGAGAAACACGCGGATGCAGAGGCTATCGCCAGCGCCCGCAATGACGCGCTGCGGGAGGCCCGCAACATAGCCGATGCAGCCATGAAGAAATACGCCAAGGCAACGTACAGTGGCGAGCCTGTAAAGGTATTCAAAGCGGGCGATGATACAAACAGCCATAGCGCGGCCAAGTGCTACTGTGCAGGCGAGATATTGATAGAGATAGACGCCCTTATCGAAGGAGCCGCCAATGACTGAGACAGACACAAGCCGCGCCGTGGTGCAGGAGGCGCTTGATCGGCTGGCGGATAAGTTGGAGCGGAAGGCTAGATAGGAGCGAAGCATGTTTTGGGGAAAGACGAAAGAGAACGTGATACGTGTTCTGCCGAGAAAATTGAGAGGAAAGCGGGGCAAGTTTCTATTTAAGGGCCATGACGCGCTTTACTGGCGCACCCGCTGGACCGAAGTACGGCTGATGAAGTTTTGGCGAGTTTGAATGGGAGGCTTCCTAGCCATGAGTAACGCACTAGACGACCTGATTGAGAAGGTGGAGGGGGGAAAGGCGACACACGCTGACTTCCAAGCCGCCGCTTATGTCCTCGAAGGCTTTCACGGCAGAGCGCAAGAGGCATACGAGGAACACTGTCTGACAGCCGCCTGCGTAGTCCATGAAGAAATGCTGCCGGATTGGGAATGGGAAGTTTCAAACCATGGCGGCACAGAAGGGCGCTCCGCAGTGCAGCTACAGGTGAAAGGCGACCCGCAGGATAGGGAATGGGTTTGGGGTATCGACGCAATCCCCGCCCGCGCTTGGTTAATCGCCATACTCAAGGCAATGAAGGAGGGGAAGGACGATGGCTCTTTGTGATTATGCTCTCTGCCACAATTGCCAAGGCAAGGCATTCTATGACGCAAACATATCGGACCCCAGGTATTGCGCGACTTGGGACCCCAGCGAGGAATCTGAGCCGATTGATTTAGCGGTTCTATGCTCCGAATGCGCCAAGTCTCATGTGGCTATCATAGTGCCGCGCCACACGGGGGATATGGGTATTTGCCGTTTCTGCATGGGGTCGGGCGAAAGTGGGCCAGATCAGGTTTGCGCGGTATGCGAAGGGAGCGGGGCAGATACCGAGAAGGAGGGGAAGGACGCATGAGCCAGCCGACCGACAAGAAGGTGATGGACCTTGTTGCCAAGTGGGAGGCCACGGGGCGCATTGTCCGAAAGGTTATCATCGAAGGCAAGCGCATTGAGGTTGAGTTTGACCGCGCACCCGTCAAAGGCGTGACTTTGGATAACGTCAAATGGTGAAGCGCTTTTTGCCGAGATACGTCTACCGGATGGGCCGCAACGGCTATCTGTACTATCGGCATGACGGGGTTTCGCACCGGATGCCTGACGATCCGGCAAGCGCCGAGTTTGCGCAGGAATATGCCCGCCTGCGGAGTGGCCGCGCCCTTCCAACATCCAAGCGCACCGTCAAGAAGCTGATCGCGTCCTACCTATCCTCGCCCAAGTGGGAGGGGCTGTCGCACAACACGCAGAAAAGCTACCGGCAATCGTTTCGTTACCTCGAAGAGAAGATCGGCCCATACGATCCAGCCCGAATTAAGCCGCATCACGTCTATGACATGCGCGACAGCATGACAGACAAGCCGACCACCGCCAAGCGGCGCGTAGGGGCGCTGTCAGTGCTTATGCAGCACGCAATCAAGCTGGGGTGGATAGAGCGCAACCCCGTTCACCCGCGCTTTGAACACCTCAAGACCAAGAAGCCACCGCGCCAGCCTTGGCCGCTCGAACTGATCCAAGCCGCCCGCGATACCGCTGACCCCGAAACGCTGCTGATCTTTGAAATGCTGCTAGGCACCGGGCAACGCATCAGCGATGTGCTGGCAATGCAGTGGGGCCACATTGAAGATGGGGGGATATGGGTCACTCAGAGCAAGACCAAGGCGCGGCTATTTGTTCCGTTCACCGACCGCCTGCGGGATATGCTCGACGCCACGCAGCGCCGGGGGCTGTACATCATCACGCTGCCAGATGGTCGCCCCATGAAGTACAACAGCGCGTACAATCGCATGATGGAACTGCGCAAGTCTATCGGAGCCGAGGCGTATGACAATCACGCTCTGCGCCATTCTGCGGCCTCTGAGATTGCATCACTACCCGGCATGACTGACGAACACGTTAAGGCGCTGACAGGCCACACAAGCGCCGGAATGGTACGCCTGTACTCAGGGCCAGCAGGCCAGAAAGCGCGTGCGAAAGAGGCTCAGAAGGCCCGGAAATGA